ACCTGCCATACGATTTTTCTGTACCCCTTCAGACAGTTGGTATGCGTACTTTGATGCCTCTTTAGGAGTAAAGTTTGTCAACTCATCTGTGTTTAACATCAGGTTGTGCATAAGTTCCGCTTGGTTCATTTTAGAGTTAACCGTATCTCCTCCAGTGGCTATTAGCCCACGAGGGTCACCCCATATAGACGACGCTGCGTACATAGCAGTTGTTTTACCACCACCTGTTTCACCGAACAGATGTACGCCTAGACTGTACAGACCCGTAAGTGGCATGAGTATGGTGCCAAAACCACCACATACGGTAAATTGATGTAATTCCATGCCATCACGGTTGTACCAATCAAGTATCTCTCTACTACGCTCTTGCGTACCTTTAGGTTTAAACTTCTCTATGTACCCCGAAGTTTTTGCAGAGGGTGGGTTGTACTCAACACCTTGAGCAGTAATTAATTGGTCACCAAACACAAACTCATCTACCTTAGTATCATCAACCCAACCAAATTGCTGGTGTGCTTGGCTAGCTGCTGTTGTCTGTTGTAACTCGTTTATCCATGCGGCTGTGTATAACATGAGTTTATCTACATCCTTCCCAAAAGTTGTTATGCCCTGCATAGACATGTGTTTACGAAATTCTTCACGTGACGTGATAGAGGACAATGGCACAACAAATTCACGCATGCCATCTCTCGGCAGGTGCAGTGCAAATGATATAACCTCGCCCAACTCTACATCATGTAAACGGCGAGTAACGTAAAAGTCGTTGTGGTATATACATACTTCTTCTGGGTCACCTTCTGCATCTGTACCACGTACGTATACCCCACCGTTCTGCCCTCGAAAGTATGGCTTGGGAAACGTAGGTATTGATACTGTCTTGGTCGTACCGCCCACCTCTTCCTCTAATATGTTATCTTCGGGTGTGGCTTCGGCTATCTCTTTGGTCAACATAGCAGGTGTAGTTATCTTGCCTTTATTAGGGCACTCGTCACATATGTCGTTGTACATCTCGAACGTCTTGCAGAAGTGTGGACCCCCTGTGTCTTGCATCTTGCGGAGTGTGGCTTCTAAACTGTAATCGTCGTGCTGACTAGACATAAGCTCTGCGGCTCTGTCCCCGTCCTTACATACCTTTGCTATAGATAACCCCGAACGCCACATATCATGTGATATTGTCTGCTGATTATTAATGATGTGTTCTATCTGCGCACAGCCATTGCCGTTAGCAGTCTTAATTAAGAGACGCTTGAAGCTACCTTTTCGGTTTTCGTTGAGTGCGTCCAAGAACGCGCTTGTGCTGTCAGAAGCGTATCTGTGTGGTACTGGTATCGGGTCACCCCCTATCAATTCCGCAAACGTATCAAAGTCCACGGTACTGATAGCTTCCACACCAAAAAACGTAACAGGGGCAGGGGGGTCACTCTTGTGATTATGCGTGAACGGTATACGTAACACACGCGCTACATCAGACGTCACGGCAGGGTCAGCCTTAAACCCATCAGTATCGCACAGTTGTTTGAGACGTTCAGCAACAGGCCACCAATCATCACGTGTGACTGCCTCCGACAAAATCCAGTATACATGCACACCACGCCCTGAGTTAATAAGAGTTGGTGTGGGTAAATTGTTACTCTTACAGAAATGTTTTAGTTCTGTAATTGCGGTCTTCTGGTCAACAAACTCTTTGTCTGGACCACAGTCTAAATCTAGGAAGAATGATTTCAACGACCTGACGTTATCTGCCTTGCGTGAACCTGCTTCTTCTAACGTGGCTAGTGCAAAGTAGGCGTCATACCCATTCGCATCAAAATCCGTAGCCGCGCTTATAACATCTTCTACAGAGGTATAGAACTTCTGCTTGACGGTGCCATCTCTTGCCGCAAATACGCAGTAATGACCATCGTCCTCTAATACTAAGTCTAAAAATCTTTTCGTTTCCATAGCCACCACTCGCCATTGTAAGGTTAACCACGGCTAAATTAATAGCCGTGGCATAGGATCGTTTAGTCGTCCCAACCTTCAACTATATTGGTTAAGTCGAGTTTTTCTTCCGATGATGCAGTCTCTGCTTTCTTTGCAGTCTTTTTTACTGGCTCATCTTCAAACATATCGTCTACGTCTGTTTCTTCTAACACGTTGTTTGACTGAAATGCTTTCTTAGCAGTTTCTTCAGCTTCATTAACTTCAACAACATAGCCACCTGCTACGTTACCAAACGGATTACGCACGGGTCTAGTAACGTATTTAATTACTTGAACAGCTTGCAATCGTAGGCTCACACCCCAGTTGTCTTTTGACATGTGATAAGGAACAAAGGTCACCGCAATGTTTATTGTGCTACCTGTGGTCAATTCAAAATCGTCGGGTAACGAATTACCTTGGCTGTCTAACTCCACAGGCTTGTCTGTGATCCTACCGCTGTAAGCACCTTTTATGTTAGACGTACCTTTAAACGTACCATCGTCGTCTTTAACCAACGGTGACGCTTCCATCGTTAGCTTTTCGGGCCAAGATTTCTCTCTGTTGGCATTATACGCGCCACTCATTTGTGCGAACAATGCTTTCGCAGTGCCACTATCTGCACGAAAGTCTACAGAAAATGCAGCGTTAGTATCTCGTGGACCACAAGGCATGTGCTTGTTGGCTTTTTTATCAAACGCGTATGTCTGATTAAGTTTGGGCCATAGTGCTTCCACGTTTTCAATAATATAAATCTCTGCCATATCGTTCTCCTATCTGGCGTTATACGTCTTGGTCTGGGTTAAAATCGAACTCTAATTGCTCTTCAATTAAAGTCTCGTCCACGTCCTGCGCACTCTTTGTAAGTGCTTCAGTCACTGAGGTTTTATTAAATCGGTATGTATTCCCGATCTTGATGTACGTGGTTTTAGGGATGTGCCCCTGCCGTACCCACGCTCTTATTGTAGAAATCGACACTGCAAAGTGCTTTGCCAACTCCTCTATTTGCACAAAGGGTTCTGCCATTACTTCTTCCTAACTGAGATTACATGCTCAACATCAATGTTAAGACCTTTCGGCATAACATCTGGGTTTTCCTCTAGGAATTGTTTGACATTGGTCTGGTTCAAACGACGGTCCAAGAACTCGGGCATGTCATGTTCTTTTATAAATTCGTACATGGACTCCCAATCTCCCGTCCAGTATTTTGTTTTACTAGACCTAAAAAACAAACCCTCGGAGGTTCGTACGCTCTCGACATTGTGTACATCACAATAGTCTAACAACGCTTTCTTCAAGACATCCAGTTGGCGAACCAACGCTCCGTCTTTTTCCTTAAACTCCGCAGACAGTAGTGACCTTTCTGACCTTATCTTAATGTAAGCCTTAGTAAGTTTGTCCGCAGGTATATCAGAATTATCGCTCATCTTAATCCTCCTACACTAGCGAGAATTACACTGTAGTATTGAACAATATGCTAGTCAAGTATTTCTTTGTATAAATCAATCATTTTTGTGTGGACGTCAATTCTATTATCAAGCAGTGAGTAAACACGCTTTTCCACAGCAGAGCCTTGAAGCTGTACGACAGTACATGGATGCTTCTGACCTGACCGATGCACCCGTGCGTTTGCTTGCGCATAGGTTTCCAATGAAGGCGTTGGCCCCCACCACACAACTGTATTAGCTGCTGTTAACGTAACACCATGTGCCGCTGATTGCGGTTGGATAACTAACACACGTGGTTCATTAGTTGTTTGAAACCGTTTAAATATATCCGTGCGTCTATTCACAGGTACGTCACCACGTATGACTTCAGTGGTAATTTTGTCATTACGCAATTTATCTGTGAGTATGTCAATGGTGTGTCTGAACGGCACGAATATGAGAACTTTCTGGCTACTCTCGTCGATCACCTCTCGCAACACTTTGTATCTGTGTTTGATGTCAAACTCTAAGGTGTCACCCTCATCTGTGTAAACTGCCCCTGCTGATATTTGTAATAGCTTGTTCATAACAACAGCGGCGTTGATTGCAGTTACCTCGTCACCACCCACCGTCATAACAAGTTTCTTCTTTAACAGGTCGTAGTATTTCTTTTGTTGCCTCGTTAACTCTACTTTGCGTTTCACATACGTCATGTCAGGCAAGTCAAGACATTCTTCTTTGGTAAACCGTATGGCAGGTTGCAATACGTTAAACACAAGGTCAGTTGCTTCGGGTTTAACTATCCACCTAAACTGTGTGATCTTGCGCATCACCATGTCTCTGAAAGAACCAAAGAACCGTGGCACTGAGTCGGGGTTGACCATTTTAGCCAAGCCATAGGCATCAAGCGGAGACTGTGCGGCAGGTGTGCCCGTCATCATCCACAGCCATGTATCATCTTTTATCAAACGCTTTAATGTCTTCCACCGTTGAGACTGTGTGTTCTTGTAGTGTGTCGCCTCGTCTACAACGATAAGGTCAAAGCCGCCTTCCGCTATCTCTTTGGACACGATTTCTACACCATCATAATTTATTATGACAAACTCTGCGCCTTGTTCTATGATTGCCTTACGTTTTTTAGATGCACCATGAGCTATGTCTACACTGCGATGTGGAGCAAAGGTAAACAGGTCTTCGCGCCATGCTGAATCCATAATAGATAGAGGGCAGATAACCAACACGCGATTGATCTTGCCTTGTTTCATCAAGTAGTCAGCCGCCCATATTGCACTTGCGGTCTTGCCCGTACCCTGCTCGTTGAAGCAAAAGGACTTGCGGTTCATAGTAAAGAAAGCTGATGTCTTCTTCTGGTGGTCAAAGGGTACGTGTTTACCCGTCCACGTATACTGGCTCTGTATAGGTGATGGCACGTTGATATTAAGGCGTTTTAGTGTGTGCATCTCATCAATGCCCCAGTTCACCAACACCTCGTTATCGCGCACTTCGGTACTCTTTGGTACTGTTTCAGTGACACGTTTTGGATTGCGTAGCTTTAGTAGCAACGCCTTACCCTCAATAATCTGCATTTAGTTCTCCTTTCGGGCACCTGCCCGAATTATTTTTTCTTCTTATAGTTACGGGCGCGGTTCTTACTCGAACTCTCTATACGTATTCCGTCTCTATTCTTGCCACCTTTGACCAAAGCCTTCTTGTGGCTGACATCTTTACCTTCACGTTTGTCGGCCTTACCGTTACCGTTGCGGTCTACGCCTTCTTTATCAACCTTGCGCCGCGCACGCTGACGTTCCATACGTCTCTCAAACGTAGCACTACCTACGGGGGCGTTGACTTGTTTCTTACGTTTTCTCATCCGTTTGCTCCATTGTGAACACATTCAATTACAGGGCAGTGGCGTCTGCATAACCCGTTAGGTCGTGCGTTCCACATATCTTCATCTGCCGCAGTCTTCATTTGAGCGTACTTACCCAACCACTTTTCCCACAGCTTGCCGCTATCATACTCCATGTAAGTATCTTTTACCAAGGCATTACACACAACAAAGAGTAACCCTGCACGTACAGTTTTGATTTGGGGGTACTTTGCAAACACGCCCAAGGCCATTAATTCTAGCTGACCCTTGTCTGCGTACTTTGCTGACTTGCCTGTCTTGTAGTCTACCACCCACGCAAGATCATCGTCGAGTATTACCAGATCAGCAATACCACGGAACCAAACGTCCTTGGCGTAGAAGTCACAGGCTTCTAGGTTCTCTGTTATACCTAGCTTTATCTCACATAGCTTATCGCCCTTGCGATCCCTCAAAGATGTTAGGGCTTCCTCTGCAAAGCCAAACTTAGCGGGGACAGGTACGTCCTTACCAACAAAGTCCTCTGCCATCTTATGAAATGCGGAGCCATACAGTATAGCCTCAGTCTCCTTGAACGGAAACTCCTTGAGTATCTTCTCGTGGTAAAACTGTTTAGGGCACTGCTCAAACGCTTTAATTCTACTAAACGACCACGGGGCTACCTTCGTCACTCACATTCTCCATATGATTTACCCGTGCCACTTTCACAGGTGATAGGTAATCCTTCGGCCCAATCAGGCGTCTGGCTCATGCACTCTTCCATGTACGCTTGCGCTTCATCTAGTTCTTCGTCACGTACACATGTGATTATTGAGTCATGTACAGTTAGCACAGCCTTGTACTTCTTGGCAAGTAGTATCATTTGGTGCCCTATGATACAACGTGCAACAGCTTGACACACGTTCTCCACCACCTTACCGCCATAGATCCGATTCGGACCTTTTCTTGTTCGGTAGGTATACTCGTAGCCACGTTCGGATTTCTCTGCCGCCAAGCCATGATAAAACATAGGCAGTCCAGAGGGTAACATGATGGCGTTCTTCCGTGCGTCTACTTGCAAGACACCTGACTTACCAAACTGTACGCTATCGCCACGCGCCATACACTGCACCATGTTGTTGGCATCACGCCATAGCTGACTGATAGCCCCGTTGGTATTTCGGTATATGTCAATGATGCGACGTGCTTCATCAAGCTCCATGTCAAAACCAAACGTCTGCAACTGTGCTTGAAACTTGACTGCACCCATGCCGTACCCTGCACCGAGGATTGTAGTCTTACCCACGAACCTCTGATCCTTGTTCACCCCGTCTGATGGCACGTTATATATACTGGACGCCATGTGCTTATACACATCATCCCCATTGGCAAACGCAGTGGTGAGATCATCTTGACCTGCTAACCATGCCAACACCCGTGCTTCGATCTGCGAACTATCACAATCTATGAGGGAATACCCCTCGGGGGCCACAATGCTACTCTTTAATTTCTTGCCGTTCGGACCACGGCTAGGTAGGTTCTGCAGGTTTATCTTGTCGTCGCCACCCCAACGTCCTGTGTGTGCCGCATAATATCTTACAGGTACGGGTAGAAGCCCACGCCTTGCGATGTCTATAAAACGCTGTGTACGTGTCTCTTCCAAGGTAGACTTGGTGCCGAGCCGTGCCGCTACTAGAGACTGCACATTCTCGTTCTCATGGTCGAGCAGTGCTTTGAACCCTTCGTCTGATTTAGCAAACGCAAACGTCTCTTTGTCTGTGGTCGGGCTGATCTTCATAGGAGGTTCTACCCCAAACCCTTTTAGCAACTCGGCAAACTTGGGGTTAGACATCAGCTCCTTCTTGTCAGGTACACCTGCATCTACTAACAACTTATCCTTACGCTCTTTGATGTCGATAAGATGTGAGGCCAGCAAGTCCCCGTCTAAGTCTAGGGTAGGCTCAGTGTACATACGCAGGGTAAGGTCAATCAAACGTAGCTCCGACTTAGGAAACTTACGTGCCATAACACTAAACAACTTATACGTTAGGTTTACGTCATTGATACAATAGTCCCCGTACGCACCTAGTTCTTCGGGTTCAAAATCTCTACGCCCTTTTCCAAGTGCGTCCAAGACCTCTGTCCCCTTAACGCCGAGATTGTACCTTTCAGATAACGCAGCGAGACTTGCGCGAGCTTCAGTCCCATGTAGGGCACGGGCAATACACAGAGTATCGGTATACATCCGAGGACGAATATCAAAACACCAATTAAGAATGGCACCATCAAACATAGTATTATGACAAAGTAACATAGCTTCGCCCCAGTTGAAGGTGTCGAGATACTTTTTAACCTGTTCCTTCGTGCCACTAGCCCACTCCGTTTCCTCATTGTTAACTTTTATAGCCACGCCGATCACCTCAAAACGAGGATCACGGACGTAGGCTTCTGTTGTCATCTTACGCAGAGAATAGTCTTTGTCGTAAAATGTTTCAAAGTCTAGGGTTATGAGGTCCATTAGTCTTTACCAGCTAACTCACCACCACATGCCATGTAACCACATGCGTCAATCCAGTTGTCAACATTCTCGGTGTTTGAATGGATACGTGCTACCTTTAGCAGGGTCATCATAACCGCAACATCAGTGTCCTTGATGTAACTTACTAACCCAAGATGCGCGTTCCAATAGGCGGCGATACGCTGAAAGTTATCTTCCATGTCACCATGTTCTTCCGCACGATCTGTGTCCACATATTGCTTGGCTGTGTCTAAGATATTACCTCGTGACCTCCAACGTGAGTGTTCTGTAACCACTGGGTCAGATAATACAGCAGTAGGTTTTGCTTTTGCTTCCGCTTCAAATACTTCCTTCGGTGTGCCGATACTTTGAAACAGTTTGTACACGTACCCGTAGGACGTGTTGGTAGCCTTGGCAACTTCGCTTGCCGTAGCCAATGGGTGGTCAACTTTATAAGACCATATCTTCACTTGTTTATTACCGCGCTTTAATTTCTTAGCCATGTCGTTCTCCTAAACGATTACTTTTTGAATTTCTTCTTGGTGCGTTGCGCTATGTATTGGAACAGCCCTGCACCTAACTTCTTCTGCACAAGGTTCACCAGCCGTGCTTCTGCCGCCATGAGAGCATCGTGTTTAAACAATCCCCCTGCGTAGTACCCAGTGTGATACCTTATAGTGTCACCTTGCTTGGTTGTTTTAAGGGCATCGCTGAACGCGTTCTTATCCTTCACACCCATAAGGTCTACTTTATTCATATGTTCTTCCCTTCTGCTCGTAGGCTCTTCACAAACATATCTAACTCCTCACGTGCTACCCATAAGTCTTGTTGTACGTTGAAGTATTTTTCTCTGCTGTTTTCCTTATCTTGTAGGTTATCCACCTGTTGTCTCAGGTATTTTAGTTCGCTCTCTTGGAACGGGGTTAGTTTTTCGTCTTCCATTTACTCCTCCTCATTTTTTAGATGCCCATTGATTTACTTCTGCGTACCACTTATCCGTGGTTTTACTTCTGCAAACTTGCGCGTTAATCCACGGGCCTTCTTCTTGTTGAAGCCAATTAATCAACTCTTCACGCCTAATATGCAAATCAAATAAGACCCACGGGGGTTTATCAATCGGCTCCTTGGCGTAAAAACCTTTAACAAATATTTTTTCTTTTGTGTTACGAGTTTCGCCAATTTGCTTCATTAGCTTTTCAGCCATATCTCTAGCGGATGATGCCTCTTCAAAAGAACAAGCAGGGTCTTTAGCTTTTCTTAAAAGACTCTCTAAACGATCAAACTTATCCATCTTACTCCTCCTCAGTTGTTAGGTGCCCCACGCGTAAACGCAGGGACTAACTGTCTCGTAGTTTCTCCGACATGGTCACAAAGAAGAGTGTCTCGGGTGGAGTTATCTTTGCCCATGTTGCTGTGGATATTTAGACTATGTCGCAAGGCCTCTCACAGCTTGGCCTTAGTGTTAGTGATGTTTGGATACAGACCAGCGTGATAGAACTCTCGTAATGGAGTTCATATTTTCTTCGTTCACTATTAGGTCAAGCCCCCCTGCATGGTTGATTTCTTTCAAGTTCTTCTCTTGCAGAGGTGTGGCTGTGTTCTTACCTGCCTTGCACTCGAACCCAAAGAAGAACCCGTTGTAACACCCTACTATGTCAGGCACACCGCTTTTGCCGTAGCCGCCAGTAACAGGGTAAAAATAATACGCGCCTAATTCTTTTAGTTGTTTAGTGACAACTTTTTTAACTTTTGCTTCGGGGGTCATAGTCTCTCCATCGATACCAGTTGTGGGGGTGGCACTACACCACCCCGTTGAGTTTCGGGCACCTGCCCGAATTTATTTGTATACCCAGTATAGATACGGACCAAGCCTACTGCCAACACCATCTACATCGTTTAGTGGTGGTGGTATATCCAACATCATAAGTGTTGCTAGCTTATCTTGCATCCACGCAGGGAGTTTGTTCACAGAAGCATACGCACCTATAGTCTCTGAGTCAACACTGTTAATACCTAATGTTGTTACTGAGACTATTTTAGTGTCGTGGTGTATCTGTACGTGGTATGTGATGTCTGGGAACCTACTCACGTGGTAACGTCTTCTACATAGAAGTAGAACATGGCGTCATTCACTTTGTAGCCAACGCCTTCGACGAAGTGACCATTCTCACACATAGACATAACTGCCACCTTACCTGCAAGTTCTTCGGGCAAGTCTTGAGCAAGATACGTATGTTTGTGGTCGTACATAGGCTCTGTTTTGTAAGACATAACGTCTGCTATCCTCGTAGTATCCACACGCATACCATCGTAGTGTTCGTATGTACGTAAGAAGTCCACAGGTATGTCTGCATCGCCGAACCTATCGCTCTCCTTCTTCTTTGCCATGAGTGTGCGTATGTTTGTATCCAGTTCAGCGTCCACGAACTTATGCCCTGCATGAATCATATTGAACAGTTCAGACATAAGCCTTTTATCCGCATCACCGCTGTAGCTAGAGTTCTTGATACCAACGTCGGCTCGAGCAATTTCGTACGCATCATCTGCCGCGCCTTTTACCTGACGCACTGCTCTCTTGATGTCCCCTGCAAACACTTTAGCGATCTCATCTGTGGTGTACTTACGCATGAACCTCTTAGCATGTTTCACAGCCGTATCTATGTTGACCGCCATGCGCATGTAGTATTGCTCTGTGTAATCGCTGTACTTCATGTTCGCCACATCACGTGCGTACACAACATACTTAGGGTCACCGCTTTTGCTGGTTTGGTAGTCACCATAACCTATCCAACCCAGAGCCATAGGCTCACCCTTTATACACACCCACGCAGAGTTGCGGCAACGTGGAAACGTCTCGACGCCACGCAAGTCTTTATGCACCCGTATGCGGAAGTTTCTAAGTTCTTGCGAGTGAATTAGATCACCCGAATGAGCCTCGGCATGCTCACGTGCGTCACTCACCAATTTATGTTTGTAAGACATAGTTTCACCCTTTCACTGTTTTTGTAAAATTACACACTTTGTTTATTCTTCTGTTGAACACCGACATCACATACGCTCTACTCGCAACGGCATCCATATCCTCGTCGTATATGTCTTCGATAGAACTGAACAAGAAGTACGCCAGATGCAACCGCAGTGGGTGATCCTCATCTGATATGATGTCACGAGATAGCTCGAACTTATCTCCGAAGCTGTCTATCACGTTCCACATGTACGGACTGAAAGCTCCGTTTGTTTGTTCTGACAACTCCTGCATCAAACGACTTCTGTACTCACGATCATCTTTAGGTAGCATAGGAAACATAATCGACGACCAATTACGGAACGCAATGATAGCATCTTTCATCTTAGCCTTGGCTTCCTTGTCCACGACCTTCCTTGGTGGTTTGGGTATCGGTTTACCACCACTGACAAACTCAAAACACCTTTGGTATTTGGTGATACGCTTGAACGTCAATGACACACCATCGTCACGTGTGGTGTAGCCACCCATGCGTCCTTCAGCCGTTTTGATCCTACTACCTTTAATATGTTTCTTGGGTATGGCATGTTCTGCCATCGTCAAACTCTTGGCGAGATAGTATTCTACCCCGTTATTTTGACATAGGATAAAATGTTTGCCATTACGTATGATAAACTGAAGCCCCATTGGCAGGTGTCTGTCTAAGAAGCTATACCTACCATTGTGCGCACCGTAGCCTGTGCCATTACGTATTGTAATAGTCTCCGAACCATCTCTGTGCTTACGCCATACGATAG